TTGCGTCAAATGAATCTGTTACCATTCCAGAAGAACAGGCACCCGATGAGTCTGAAGAAACCGAACCACAGGAGAATCCAGTGTCAGAACCAATCATCGAAGCCTCAGCACCTGAGTCAATTCCAACCTCACCTTTGTATGCACAAGCAGCACGAGAGTTCACTTTGCCATCAGCAGGTGAGTTCATGGCAGCACTTCACGCTGGCGGTCAGACTTTTGCAAACATGAACAAAGCAGTTGCTGATTACACAGCATCAAAGCGCACAAACATTCAAGCAGCCGCAGGCGATGTCATCACAACTGACACACCGGGTCTCCTTCCAATTCCAGTGCTTGGCCCTCTGGTGCAAGATTTAAATTTTTTGCGCCCTGTCTGTGAAGCCGTGGGAGTTCGTGCTTATCCAGATTCTGGTCAGCAAAAAACATTCATTCGCCCAACGATTACAACGCATACCAGCGTTGCAGCGCAGAGCACTGAACTTTCAGCAGTATCAGCAACCACAATGGTCATCGCTTCCAACTCGGTAACAAAGACCACACTTGCTGGTCAGGTCACATTGAGCGCACAAGATATTTCGTTTACATCGCCTGCAGCAATGCAGTTGATTTTGAATGACCTCATGGGTGAATACATGATTGCATCTGACAACCTTGCAGCAGACAACTTACTTGCCGCTGCAACATCATCTGGTGTTTGGGATTTGTCAGTCGCTGACCTTCTCAAGAGCGTTTATGACTCAGCAGTGGACATCTCAAATGGCCGCAACTGGACACCAACACATATGTTCGTTTCTCCTGATGTTTGGGGCCAACTCGGACAACTTGCAGACTCAACTGGTCGCCCAGTGTTCCCATTCATTGGTGCAGGTCTTACAGGCCAGAACGCACTTGGAAATGCATCAGCATCTTCATGGAACGGAAACCCACTTGGGTTGCAATTAGTGGTGGATTCAAATTTTGCCGCCAAAACCATGATTATTACAAGAGTCGGTCAAGGACAAGGCGATGCATATGAATATTATGAAGCACCTCAGTCTTTGATGAGTTTTGAGAACCCATCAGTTTTGGGTCGCACAATGTCATTCCACGGTTTCTGCAGTACATTTGCTGCTGTACCGGGCATGATTCGCAAAATCACTCAGGCTTAGCCCGAAAGGCGGTTAGCCGCCATGGCTACATACGAGATTATTTTTAACCAACGCATAGACAACTATGCAGTGGTTCAAACTCTCACAGATAACGATGTTGCAGTCGGTGAGTCAATCACTGTCTCAGGTCTTGGGTCTGGGCTAAACGGAACCTTCACTGTTTACGCCCAGCCTCAATACCTATTCATGGGTACCGACTCTGACGGCAACCTCATCTTCGATGCAACCTTTCCAATACCAAATCAGGTCATGTACTATGACGCTGACACTGACCTAGACCGTGTTGCAGTACAACCACCGGGCACCCTGACTTATACGCAGACTTGCACTTGGGTAACTTCCAGTCAAGTCATGGCATATCTCGGAATAACCATTGACAATCCTTCTGATGATTACACGCTCTTGACTCAATCCACTTCAGCGGCCAACGCTTTCTGCTGGAGACGCAGGCAAGAATCCGGCTATACAGGTGATGCGCTTGGAACCTCACCGGGCGGAGATTGCACTTTGGGCGTTTTAATGTATGCAGCGGCCTTGTGGCGCTCTCGTGGCTCTGTGCAAGACACCTTCGCTACCTTTGATGGAATGGGCTCTGCAAGCGTCTCAGCGATGACTCCCATGATTAAGCAACTCTTGGGCATCTCACGCCCTCAGGTGGCGTAGTGGCTTACACAGACCTTCTCAACGAAGTCCTAGACGATGTTGCAGCCAAGATAGCCACAGTCTCTGGTCTGAGGGTTGTAACAGACCCCACCAAGATTGTGCCTAACTGTGTCTTTGTAGATGCGCCATCATTCACCACCTTTGCTGGCAACGGCAACATTCTTAGTGTGTCTTTCCCCATCAAGGTTCTTGGCTCTGGCCCTGCTGGCCTGCCAGTCTTGCGCCAACTGCTAAGCACCACAGCGAAAGTCATATCGAGCAATGTAATCGTCATGAATGGCCAACCAACTGCCTACCTTATTGGCGGTGCAGAATATCCCTGCTACGACCTAGTAGTATCCATACAAGCACAGACAGCGTAAGGCAGACCATGTTCACAATCATTTCCCCAAGAGTCGGAACACCGGGCGACAAGTTCGAACCATCCGAAGATATAAATACTGAAGCCCTTATTGAAGGTGGCTTTATCAAATCCGACAAAACCCCAACCAAATCTGCTAAAACAGTAGAAACATCTCTAGAGGAGTAACACCAATGGCTATAAGCACATATCTTTCCAACCCATCACTCACTGTCAATGCAGTGGATTTGTCGGACCAATGCACATCAGCGACTTTGACGGTCAAATACGATGCTCTTGAATCGTCGGCGTTCGGAAATTCTTCAAGGTCCTACGTTGCTGGATTAGGCGACCACGAATTAGTGTGCGAACTTTTTATGAGTTACGCCGCCTCGGAGACTTACGCAACTTTGGCCGCTTTGGTGGGAACACAAACCACAGTGGTTATGAAGCCAACTTCAAGCGCTGTCGGTGCAACTAACCCATCGTTCACTTTGACCGGCACATACCTTGAGGCGCTGCCAGTTATTGACGCAAGCCTTGGTGAATTGTCCAGCATCTCGCTGACATTCAAGGGCGGCACCTACGCTGCTGCAGTCGCATAACCAAACCAACAAAGGAAACCCGACATGAAACTAGAACTATGTGCTGACATGGGCGAAGGCCCATTCACAGTAACCACCAACCTTTGGTGTGTCACCCAATGGGAACGCAAGTACAAGACCAAGGCATCAGAGATGGCTAACGGTATTGGGATTGAGGATTTGGCTTTTCTTTGCTGGTCTGCGTGTCAAGTCCACGGCCATGTCGTTCCAGTGGTCTTTGATGATTTCATAAAGAAATTAGTGTCATTGGAAATCCAGAGCGAGGACACCGACCGCCCTTTCTCCGAGGCACCTACCGACATTCCCTAGCGGCGGTGCTTATTGCCACAGGGTTTTGGCCTCATGAGATAGAGTTCACCAGTGACGACCTCTCGACAGTCATCAAAATGATTAACGAAAGTCGAAAGTAATGGCAGTAGATGTAACGATGGAATTTTCAGGTCTTAAAGAAGCCCTGAAGGAAATCAACACCATTGACAAAAAACTGCGCCGCCAAATAACTCGTGACTTCAAACAGATTGTGCAACCAGTTGTAGGCAAAGCCGAATCTATGTTGCCAAACAATGCCCCACTGTCCGGCATGAAAAGGTCTTGGAAGGGCAAATCAGGCGCTGACATTATGTCTTGGAATGACGCTTTAGTCCGCCGCAACATTAAAGCCTTTACGAGTGGCAAGAAAGTGCGTGACACCGGCTTAGGTTTCAAACAGAACCTAGGCACCTTTGGTATTAAATGGTTAGGGCCACAAGCATCCGCATTGGACATGATGGCTAAAGGCACAATGGGCGACAACTTAACCAACCGATTTGGCCCCCCATCTCGTATTATTTACAGGGCTTACGAAGCAGCAGACGCAAAAGTTCAGGCAGATGTTAAAGAACTTGTGAACAAAGTAATGAAAATGACCAACAGTGCAATGAGGATGAAATGAGCGTAATTCTCAACATAGTTTCAGAATTTGACAGCAAAGGCATCAAACTCGCCCAGCGCCAATTTCAGCAACTAGAGAAAACCAGTGACAAGGTTGCTTTTGCCATGAAGCGCAGCATGGTTCCAGCCACCGCCGCACTGACGACATTTGCGGCCGTTGCATTCAAAGCCACCAAAATGGCCAGCGACCTCAATGAGGAAACCAGCAAAGCCCAGCAAATCTTTGGTGATGCCAGCGATTCCATTATTGCCTTTAGCAACACGGCTGCTAGCAAACTTGGTCAATCCAAAACAGAAGCCTTAAAAGCAGCAGGCACTTTTGGTGTTCTTGGTCAAGCAGCAGGATTAACAGGCACCGACTTAACTGCCATGTCTATTAAGTTCACCCAACTTGCAAGCGACTTGGCGTCATTTAATAACACAAGCCCGGAAGATGCTGTG